CAAGATGATTTGCCTGCAACCCTAAAGCGGTTTCAACGTAATGGGACATTGAATAAGATTTCCCAAGAAAGAACAGCGAGTCATAGGGATGGAAAAACTTCTGACTACCATTTTTAAGATTTGGTGTTCGATCAAATACATAAAAACCTTTATAATCGGGAAACGAGTCTGCGCCTCCGATGTTGCGGATGATCCCATCATCATATTCCTCTATTGCTTCAATCCCTGTCTCTACCATTCGGGACGTGATCATGTTTAACGTTTGACCCGTCTTTATCCGAGCTTTTAAGACCGGGTAAACTTCCGTGTAAGGCGGCCAGGTGTGAGCAAGATTTTCTTTAAGCGTTATCTGCGATGGACTTAAACCACCCACAGCTATGACCCCAGCATCGTATAAACCAGGATCATCAGGACTCAGTAAAACACATGAGCCTCCAACCTCGAAATTTCTGTCCACGGTTGATCTTACATTCAAGATTTTTTGCCCAGCGGAAGCCTGAGATGTTAGAAGTGTCTTATCCTGCCAAAACGGGACGCCCCAAACGTTGTGAAGATTCTTATGCATCTTTCTTCCTATGTAAGAGGACTCCGTAAATCCTTTAGATAGGATCGAGTAGACCAAAGTTCTTCGAGGCCATGTGAACAGTGCCGATCGAACCTCGTTCCCGTCCAGAGCGGACGAGATCCCCGTCTGCCATTTCCTTCGGTAAAGGATCGGGTTTTTCCAATCTGGTCGAATGAGCAAGTGTTCGTTTATCTCTGTCATCTCATTATCTTTTTAACAGTGTCGGCTCTGCTGCTTAGAACGTTGAGGACGGCGTTTTGTCCTGCAGCGGAAGAGAGATATCTATCTATATCACGCGGATCCGACACATTGATAAATGTTAGTTCTACCTTACCCTTTTCCGTTTGGGAATATTCCGATGGAACCGGGCCTCCTGCGGCAAGAGCAAAAGAAGGTTGTGCCCGACGAGGAGGAACGATTCCTGATAATAAACCCAGAAATCGTTCTCTTGGAATGGCGCGGCTTCGGATAGCCTCCATTGCTTGAAGGCCGTAGTAGCGAACAGCTGGAACTGGTTGCATATATTCTCCGGCCGTTCCACGAATTGGAACGACGTCCGCCCCAGACGGACCTCGGATAAGCCCACCAGTTTGAAAGAGACCGCCAATAAACCCCACAATGGTATTAAGAATACCTCCCCAACCACCACCTCCCCCTCCACCTCCACCGGCTGTCGCACCTGTGCTGGTCCCGTATCCGAGAGCCTTTAAAATTTCCATCTTCAAAATAAGCATGCCAACATCTATGATCATGTCCATGATGCTCGTTCCAAAATCTTTCGCAAACTGCTTCAATGCTTCCGAGGCCGACATGGTCCCATCGCTGAGATTCTTAAGAAATCCCTTCAAGGAATTCCCCGCAATATCGATGGCGTTTGGAACGATATTTTCAATGCTATTAATCAAATTGTCCTTGAGTGAAACTGCATATTTCTTTAACCCAAGGTCTGCGAGTTCAGTAAAGGAGGCGGTCTGTTCTTTTAAAGAAAAATTTAATTCATTAACCTTGTCTCTTGTGCCAGCAATCTTGCTCTGAAGGTCAGAATACCCCTCGCTTCCAATACCCAAATTTTCAAGTTCCACTTCATAGGTGGCAAGCAGTTGATTGTTGAGATCAATCTCACTTCGCAGGGCGGTTTCCTTAGAGATTCGAAAAAGTTTTTCTTCCATCTGAGTCTCGGCAATCTTTCGACCAATGTCATACTCATCTTTCTTCAACTGAAGGTTCTTGCTCCGAACATCCATCTCTCCTGTTTGAAGAGCGGTTGGGGCAAAGGGTTCCATCTCAAAGGTAATTCCAAATTGAATCTGTTCAGCTTTTCGAAGGGCCTCAGCTCTCTCCTGAGTAAGTTTGGCGTTGATCTTTGCCACCTCTGAAACAAATTTCTTCTCTGCGGCCAGGTTAAGTTCCCGAAACTTTTGGTTGACGTTAGCGACGTCCATGCCAGTCACCTTCGCGGCCTCGACTTCTTCCCTTTGTTTAATGGCAAGCGTCGCCTTGGTTGCTCTTAATTCTTCCTGTGCCATGCGCTGATCATACGCCATCTCGATGAGAGTGGTATCTTCTGAGGTTCTTTTAGCCTCGGCAATGGCGGTTGCTCTCTGCGCCTCAAGACCAGATTTAATTATCTCATTCCGGGCGGCAATCATCTGTTCTTCGTTGGCAAGGCGAAATTTGGTAAGGTCCTCTTGAAGTTTTCTTTGGTCTATTTGATTCTTCTTTGAGGCATCTTCCTGAACCTTTAAACCTGCGGCAATCGCCGCGTCCTGTTCCTTCATCACTTCTTCAATGGTCCATCCCGCGGCTTTTGCCGTCTCCTTTAACTGAGAAGCCCGAATGGTCATTGCTATAATGTTCCCAACTCCAGGAATAAGCATGGCGGCGGTAACGGCCATTTCCCGAATCGCAACTTTAACGATCTCGGGCATCGTCTGCCACGACTGCTGAGCCTTCTCAATCATCGTGATCATGTTGCTAAGGGCGGTGATGATGGGTTCGATCGAAACTGCGATCCCTTTGCCAATGACTTCTTGAAGTTCGCTCCACCCAGATTTTATGCGCTGAATTTTTTCGGAGAGGTTAGGTTGAAGCGCGCCGCCGAGAAGGTCGGTCTTCTCCTTGGCTTGCCTTAGGATCTCGTTGACGATCGCCTGGCGATTCCCCGCTTCGTTGAGGTATTTTGTAACTGTGCCAAGGGACCTCGCATAATTTTCCGTGACCTCAGCCACATCCATTGGAAAAGCGGCCTTCAACCCACGCGTTCGCAGGGTGATCACCGCTTCCGAGATGCGGTTGAATGCCTCCTCGACATCCACGCCCATCAACCGAGCGGCCACCCGAGAGGCTTCAGTTAATTTGACGACCTGATTAGGGGAGACTCCCTCGATAAGGAGCCGCTGAGCCTTGACCATCGCCCCAGTCTGCTCAACAAAGACGTAAGAAGTTTGGCGTATCTTTGCGGCCAATGCATCCCCGTCAATGTTCATGGAGCGAGTGAGGGTGTGAAAGGATTCTTGGACGGCGTCCGCCTGAGCCCCAATCTCGGCCCAATTCCACACCTTTTTAATCGTTGCCCAAGCCGAATATATCACGGCGGCATATCCCAGAACGGCCGTCTTAATATCACCGATCGTGCCCTTCAGATCTTCGGACCCCTTCTTATTTGAATCAACGAATTCCTTGACCTGCTTCTGGGTGTCCTGCAGACCTTTCTTGATGCCACCGACCTCGGCTACGAGCCGGATGATAAGTTTTCCTATTTCCTGCTCATTTGCCACCTAATAACCTCCTCAACAACTTAAACTTTTCCCTCGGCAAAACTTGCGGTAATTTTTTTGGGGAGAGTTCTTGAACAAACTTCTGCCAATCCTTCTTGTCAGCGCCAAATGCAACCCTTGCTGCTATCGCTGAATCAAGCATCTCCCTCTTTGAATTCTCGTGAGCCGCCTTATAGAAAAGCCAAACCTGATCTATCGTGCGACGGTGCCAGAGGTCATCAAAGACATGGCCTCTGCTAATTAAAAATTCTAAGGCCTCGGTCAACTGGTGACCAGGGAATTGAGGGCTGTTTTTCCGAGGCCAGAGAAGTTTTTTATTCTCTCCGCATTTTGGATCAAGACCACAAGAGCGATGGAAATTACCTTATCAAATTCCATCGCTCGAACTTCTTCGACGCTTGATCCAATCGTCGTTGCAACGGTCGTTAAAATAGCAGGGCGCATCGAAGCAATTATGGAAAGCATCTTCTTTCTATCTTTGACGATAGCCTCAATCTCTTCAAACTTTATTTCTTCCCTCTTGAAATACTCCGATGCTTCAACGAAGATTGGGATCAAGTCAAAAAATTGATCGAAGGTCCACGGCCTTACCTCAATCCCTGCGACTTGAATCCCGGGAAATAGAATTTGTGTTTCGGATTTTTCTTCTCCCATTTTATGACTCCCCAATCAAGGTCAACAGCCCATACGGGCTTTCAGGGTGAGTGTCAACATCTGTTTCCGCCTCAAATTCGAACCCAAATTTTCCGAGTTCATCGCTAATCAAACCCAGGTTCCCGGTGGGAGACAACTTCACTCTCCACCCTTCGTAGTGGTAATTTGGACCGATATCGTTCGTTGGAAAAAAGTCCAAAGTCCCGATCAAATCTCCTGAGGTTAGTGGAGCAATGGAGAACGATCCCGTTTGCCCAAAAAGCCAGAGCCTTAAATTTTCCCGATCAAATTCATCGAGTTCAAAGTTGCCCTTGAGCCTTCGGATCTTAGTCCTCGTCCAGTCTACCGTCCCAATTCCTTCGCGGCTCGTTATGTGTTCAATCTTTTCGATCTCAATCGTCAGGTTAAAAGCAGGGGCGTTGCCCACATCTCTCAAACCAGTTGGAAGACCATCTACGTCGAATCGATCAAACTTAACGATCCCCTTCCCCAATGTAAAAAGTTCCGTGCTGTGTGCGACATGTTCTACCATTTTTCTACCTCCTTTTTTTGTCTCCTTTAAGATCACTTCGCAGGATCATAAGGGTCCTTCCATTTATGGGCATATGTCAATTCATAGGTTGATTGGAGAATGCCCGTCTCCATATCATCAAGGATAAATTTTTCTGAGGTCTTCGCCTCTATCCTAATGCAGGCGCCCGCTACCCCTGAATCACCCAACAATTTTTTCTCAAGATCGCCGTCTGCCGTGTCCATCTGCTCATCAATGTTGATCGCACTTTTTTTAACCCACGTTTGAACGACCAATTCAAATGCCTTGAGGGAGACGCGATTCTTTTCCTTCTTTGTTTCCAGTTCATCAAAAAAACAGGTCCAGGGATAAATTGCCGTATCCTGATCGATGGGGATCCCTTGGCCACGCTTCACTTGATTAGCACTTGGCACATAAGCAAGGGATTTGATCGCCGCCTCAATCGCGTCCATCAGCAGTGTCTTAACGGTCTTGGCCATCACCTCACCTCAATTCCCTTCTTTATAAAATCCTCAATCACCTTTGGCTTAATCCATGCGACAAGATCCTCAGGATGGATCCGGGCTTTAATTTTCACCTGTTTCCTAAGAAGAAATAAGGGGATGACCTGCGACTTAAATTCTCCAGTTCGCTTGCCCTTCATGACCTTGCTTTGCCCAAAGATGATTAAATTTCCAGCCGCCGATTTAGCCACAAATGTTTTTCCCCACGGACCACCTTTCGCCGTTCCCTTAGCAACCCCCGCTCCGGTCATGGCCGCGGACAATGGGATAGTTAAATATTTTCCCTTCTTCGGAGTAATGGTGGTCACTTGCCCCTTTGGCCCAACGTGAACCCGTCCATAAATCGTCCCAAAAGAAATGCCCCCCTCTATCCTGTCTTCCTTTGTTTCCGTAGGTATGGGAATAACGGACGCTCTAAATCTTCCCGATCTTACTCTCAGCCTCGATTCCGTCGTTCCCCCGGTAAGTTTTTCCGTCCTAACATACTTCTGTAAGGCCCGAGCATTTAGGTCAATGATCGTCTTCGCTCTTGCCAAAAATTTTCCCTGAAGACTATTGAGCACCGTTATTAATTTTTCAGATCCTTCAACGGTCATAAGGAAATCCTCCGATATCTATCCAACACTTTTTCTACGTCGGGTAACCACTCGTCAACGGACATCTTACTGATCGACCCGTCGGGATAGGTGACTGACATCAGACCAAGATCCTTTCTCCTTCTAAATTCATAAGCCGTTTGCTTAATTAATTTTCGGCTCAAATCTCTTGGAAGAGTTTCCGAAGAATAACCGCCATCATATTGTACTTTTATGACCTTGTTGCCTTTCAAAAAGTGGGAGGAGTCCTTCCTAACAATCCCTCTGTTTTCATAGATTGTATAATCCGTGGAAGGAACCAAATCTCCTGGAACAAACAACTTAGAAGAATCTTCCCAGATCAATACATTGCTAATATGAAGGTGAGGGAGGTAAAGAGTCTTTCCCCCACCATCGAGATAGACAACCTCGCCTTCAACCAAGATCATCTTCATCCCAATCTCGCCCTCCGCTTCCGCCACGACGCCGTCGATCAAATCTGTCAACGCGGAATCATGCTCCGTAACCGTGTATGGAATCTCAAGCAATGTTTTAACCACATCTAAGGTTATAATGCTTACCGGATTAATGCCGGGCACAATCGAGATAGGCAAATAACCCCACATGAGACCTTCCGGATAGGTAGGATCATAGATGATCAGTGGGGCATGGTAATCTCCAGCCGTTAGAATCAACATCCCAAGGTAGAATCTTACCTCTCCCGTTGCATATCCAACCTTCCCCCATCTAATTGGGTCGGTATCTCCATTGTCGGAATCAATCAAATCGGTTCCAAGTTCCAAGGTCATTCTTGTGGCGCCTGAAAGATCGACTGCCGTTGGCGCTCCAGTGGTGTCATTTTTTAAAATTATGTTGATCACATTGTCGTATCCGAGGTATACAGTTTCAGTGTTCATAGTTTTCACCTATTATGAAAAGGAGACATCCAATGCTCCAATGGCGAAAGTGACCGTATCACCTGCCAATGGGGTTTGGTCAACCACCTGATCGTTATCGTAGGCAAGAACATTTCCTGTATCGAGAGTGGCAGCATCCACAAGGGCCATACCGACTACCGCAGACCAGTTACCAGCCCCTACGGTTGGGAAGGTTACTGCATGTTGATTATCACATGCTCCTCCACTTACGTCTTCCCATTCTGGAGACCCTGCCGCTGCCTTATTTACCAGAACCCTTGCGTAACCTGTCCCTGCTATTTCCTTTCCGGCTGTGGTCAGGGTAGTATCGGCATCAGCTCCAGCGCTGTCAAGCAGAGCAACATACGTGGCTGGCTGTGCGTAATCGGTATTTCTAAACATCAGGTCCAGAAGCCAGTTACAAAGTTGAGTGGTGA